GTAGATAATATCATTGATCTACCTGATATTAATTTCTATATAAATCGTGTAGTTGCTGATGGGGGCATTATTTATGATACGAATGCCCTCTTAGATGTTTTTAGTTTTATTTATGCTAATGGCATCTCTGAATGGGAAGTATTTAGCGCAGTAAACCCCGCTTGGGGAATTAAATATGACAAAAACTCTGGCAATGTGTTAAAACTCTATAGTATTTTTAATGAATCAGGAGACATGATTGTTACGAATGGAACTATTCCAGCAAAATTAAATAGTGATCTTACTGTGCCATCTGTTTATTTTGGCGGCACAATGACTACATATATGTATTCTGTTGGTACAGTTTCCGATGTTGAGGCTTTCGGTGCTGCTACAGCATATCTGGTTCCGCAACTAGCATCATACGGAGATTCAGCAAACTTTGCGCTGGGGCTGCTGTATTCAAAAATTGATCATGATGCTAATAGCCCAAATGGTGCAGCAAGTCCATATACTGCGGCGTCGTGGGTACTTGTTCGACCGAATTCAAAAAATACAACATTGACATCCTGGACAAATTTCGCTTCAGCATGGGGTGCAACGGGTTTTGTTGGCTCAAATGCTATAACTGGGTATGAGAGCGCAAAACCACTTTCGATTTATGCTGACTCGGCGGGATTGAAGGCTTTTAATAATGGTGTACTAGTCACATCTGACATGACAGTAACTCAATTGCAAACTCAGAAAAACAATTTAGGTTTTTGGTTTGGATCAAGCATTACTGCAAATGGCAATCAGGCCGCATCATATTTTATAGGACATCTCATTGAAAACTGGGTTTTAGTAAACACAGATTCTGAAAAATTGATTAAAATCAGTAAGCGCATTAACGATAAATATTATGCGGTTATCCCGCATTAAGAGGAGAATTAGAATATGGCTCTTCAAGACACTCTAGATACCATCGCACCACTCGGACACACCATTATTGCAGTGTCAGCTCCACCAGCTGCAGGTGCCGACACAACTGCATGGATAGACCATTTAACCTCTGTCAGTGACTCAATTGAGCAACGTCCAGCAATTCTAGTTGTACCTTTTTCTGATATTGAAGCAGCTGAAGCTTTTGCAGCACAAGCTCCAGTAAAAACCAATTACCGTGTTTTAGTCGTTTGTTATAACGGTGCCACAGGCCAAGAGCCAGAGCTTGCCGCGGCAATGGCTGCTGCGTTAGCTGATTCTAACGACCCGGCATTGCCATTCAATGGTGTCAACTTAGGTGGTCTCACACCTGTTGCTGATGAGTTCAAGCTTACGTTTGAACGTATGGAAGCAGCAATGAATAAAGGCGTTTGTATGATCGAAACGGGTGCAGACGGTAAACCGGAAATTGTTCGTGCCATTTCGACTTATCGTATGAACCCTGATTCAGGGGAATCTGATGATCTGATGCTTGATATTAATGGCGTATTGGTAGTGGACTATACTCGTAAAGTTGTGCGTCAGGATCTCAAGAAAGAACGACGTCGTAAAAATACAGCAGCACAACGTCGTAATATTAAATCTATTATTGCTCGGCGATTAATTCAGCTTGAAGATGCTGAAATTCTAGAAAACGTTCGCGATAATTTAGATGAGGTCATTGTGACTCCAGATACACATGATCAATATCGAGTAAATGTCAAAATCCCTACCTACTGGGTGCGTGGCATGCATGTTATTGCAACCACTTTGGATATTTACTAATTATCCTCTCGACTTAAAAAGGCCGCAATAAGCGGTCTTTTTTTATATTGAGCGGAAGTCCTTCCGCCTGATTTTATTTTTATATGCATTAGACAATGGGCCATCTTAAAAAAGAGTGTTGAACAATGTCTGAAGATGCAGTTGGTGCAATCGTCATGAGCTTTAACGGGCTGGATTATGACGTTGCTCGTTTTACATCATCAATTACTACGGGCAATCGCCCAGTCCCAACAATGAACCGTAAACAACGGGTGAAGTATAAATCAAAAGGAATCACAACCTATCAGTTAACGGCCTCAGTTGTAATTCCGGATGGTAAAGATACAGTCAATTGGTTGGCTGTTGAAGATGGACGTCTTTCTGTTGAATCGCCTGATGGTAATTACCGTGAAACCTTTATTGATTGTAACGTGCAGTCAATTAGTAAGTCATATGAAGTAAATGGTGAAACCATGCGTGACTTGGAAATGTTCTGCTTAGATTATCTTGATGAAACACTATAGGTGTATGAAAAATGAGTGAAATTAAAGGTACTTTGCCCAAAGCTTTGAAAAAGTTAGTTGGTCAAACCGATATTAAAAGTCGAAATATTGTGATGCGCCAACCAACTGCAATTGAGTATCTTGAAGCCCAAGCAAAAATTGGAATTGGACAATTTGTTCATATTGCTGATTTGGCAGCGATGACTAAACTTGTTGATGATGAAGGTAATGAGCATGAAATCACTTATGACATGCTTGGCCATTCATCGCGTGCAAATTTGAAATATCTTGAAGGCTTACGTGATGCCTTAGATGCAAAGGAAGCAGCCGAGAGTTCCGAGCAAGAGCAAGAATCATCAGAAGACTGATAGATATTGGTATTCCCCCCGATCAAGCGTTGAATATCCCGCTTGATCTGGCTGTGGCCTTACTCAGTGATGAGCGGCTTGATAATACTCATCAACAAAATACACACAAATCACAATCATCTGTCACCACTCAAACCCAATCAAACGGGTCTAGTTCAACAGTGACAAAAACTTATGTGACTAATGTCCGCAGACATTCAAAACCCAAGGGCTAAGCTATGAGCGGAAGCAACTCTACAGTTTCTTTGACATTGCAGATTAAAGGCCAGCAAGCTGCACAAGAGATGAAACGCATTTCTGACCAGCAAATTCAAGCCACCACTAAAATTAATACGCAATGGACACAGGTTGCCTCTGCTCAAGCTAAGTTTGTAAATACAGCTAAAGTTGGTACACGTGAGACTTTGAATACTGCCCGCGCAGGGGATCAATTACTACGTACAAACAAGATGCTTGAGGGGGTTTTACGTCAACAATCAATTCAGACAAAACTTCAAAGCCAGCTTTTAAAACAACAGGTTGGTTCAGCACAACAGTTAGCAAACTGGTCAAAGCAGGTTGAACAATCTAGTAAGCGTACACACCAATCAACTCAGCAGACAATGTCATTGTGGCAGAAAGTTTCAACCATTGGTGGAGCTGCAATTGGGGCTGGCTATGCTCTACAGCAACCCATTAAACGTACTGTGGATTATGACCGCGATTTGCATTATGCAGCTCAAAAACTATCAGATTCACCAACTGATTGGAATAGCACCAAAGATTGGATGAATAAGATTGTTGTAGGAAATGCAATTAATGGCGGTGTTGATCGTGATCAATCATTCCTCGCAATGGATGCATTAATTGCTAATGGTGCTTACAACGATAACGATCTTCAGAAAATGAAATCAAACCTAGCACGGGCACATTTTGAGGCTGGTAAGTCAGCACTTGCTTCAGGAGGTGATATTCTTGATTTTGCTCAAGTTGGTGTGGCTGCTAAATCTCGTAATCTGAATGAGTCTAAAGTTCAAGCTATGGTCATTAAAGCAGACGATTTAGGAGCAATGAGTGCAAAAGATATCGCAAAAGCTTTACCAGCGCAGCTTGGAAAGCTCTCTGTTGATAAGGTAAATAGTGAACGTGCTGTTGCTCAACTCATTGCTTTAAATGAGATTGCGATGAAAACTGCTGGTACCTCTGGTGAAGCTGACACCAACGTCCAAAACTTTCTAGGAAAAATGTATTCATCAGATACTATTGAGCGTCTAAAAAAGAAACAAAGTATAAATTTACCAGATCGTTATGCAGCAGGAAAAAATAATGGCAAAACAGATTTTGATGTTTTTTATGATGTTGCTGATGAAATCTTAGCTAAAGATAAGAGAATGCAAGCTATTGTAAAAAAAATGGTTGCAGCGAAAAATGATGCACAGGCTCAAGCAATATTAGAAACACAACAAGGTATTTATGAACAATCTGGTTTAGCTGCTATCTTGCCTGATCAACAATCTCTAATGACACTTGTTGCCATTAAGCGATATAAAAAACAATGGGATGAAATGACAGATACGGCCCTTACTAAGGGGGAACAAACCAGAGACCTTAAATATAATTACAATAAAACTGAATTAGCATCGGTTGGCATTAACTCCTTTGACGTTACAAGAAAAAATGCCGAATATCAGACTTTACAGGATTCAACTAAGCTGCTTGGAGATATGGGCCAGAAAGTCACTGAGATAACTAACAAATACCCGCAGTTAATTACTGCAATGGGTGCAACTGAATTAGCTTTGAAAGCTCTTGCAGTTGCAGCTGGTGGTGCTGCTTTGGGTCAAATTGTTGGCGGTAAAGGTGTGGCGGGTGCAGCTAGTGCTGGGGCAGCTGGTACAGCTACAAAAGCTATTGGGGGAGCATCTGCTGTTGGAGGGGTTGCAGCTGCTTATGCTGGCTCACAATTAATTAAACCCATTGATGATGCAGGATATAACCTTGTCAGCGGGCTTTTAGCAAAAATTGGTATTGGTTCAGGTGGAGAAAGTCCTGACTTTGTTCAACAAGCCATTGAGCAAAGCAAAGCCCAGCAAGCTTCAGCTGAAGAAAAAAGTAGCCAATTAATTGCGGAACAGCAGAAGCAAAATCAATTGAGTCAAGAGATGATCAATAAGATCAATACATTAATTAATGTCACCGGGCAAAACAAAACTATTAATTTTAGTGGTGGCCTATTGGGAGCGATTTCTGAAAATGCAGCTGCTGAAGAAAAACGCCACGGTGCTTCAAATGTTCCTTTTTACCTACAACGGCACTAAATTAAGCGGAAGCGTTTCCGCCTGATATAAAAGTCTGGTATTTCACATCATAACCTCACAATAGTGAGGTTATTTTTTCATGGGCTGGGATACAGATTTACAAGATGCAAGTTTTCGTGGTGTGCAGTTTGAATGCACATCCACCAAAGATACTGCGCCTAAAACTCTAGCTATCAAGCAGGCTCCATATTCAGATGAAGCTGAAATTGAAGATATGGGCAATGACCCACGACGAATTTCAATACAAGCGGTTTTTACTGGACCTGACTATTTAACTTGGGTTAGTGCTCTAGAAGCAGCATTAAGTGCGACTGGTCCGGGTGAACTCATACATCCTGTCTTTGGTGTACAGCAAGTTCAAGTTGTTAATCATGAAATTGATCATGAGGCAACAACACCTGACTTCTGTACGATGTCCATTGAGTTTATCAAGGCAAAAGCTGAAAAACGTGAGCTGTTTGTACCTGTTGCTGTTCCTGAGAAAATTGCTACCACAACAATTATTGATGCTCCAGCTTCAGCATTGGAAAGTGCGCTAGAAAAACTCAAAATTGGCGACACTGATAAGTTATTTAATACAGTTAATACGATTCGCAACGGTATCGATCAGGCACGTAATTATTTAGGTGTTGCAAAACAAGCAATTGAGGATGTTTTATCACCTGCCGATTGGATTGTTGGGTTGGTTGATGACGTCACCAAGCTTGTGACCTTTGATACCAATATTTCAGCTTTATCGAAATGGCGTGATGTTGTTCATCGAGTTGAGCGTTTTGAAAACCTTTTTCAAAATGATGATACCTCTCCGGAGTTACAACGAGTTTGGCGCTCAACACTTGCTGCTAGTCAAGTGGCTATTGCACAGCAAGTTGTTGCAACTACACGTACAGAAATGGCAAACAACCAAGAAATCAGCTTTACACCAGTTGATTTGGCTCTTGTACGAAAAAAAACACGAGAAGTACTTCAGCAAGCTATCCGTGAAGAACGAGCTATTAATACCTTTGAAAGCATCACACAAATTCAGGTCTATAAAGACGTTGCTGCCCAGATTCAGGATCAAATCCAAGAACTCATTGAAACACGTCCACCCATCACTAAAACACAAGTACCAGTGCCTTGCACCCTGCATTGGTTAGCACACTATTTATATGGTGATATGCGTCGTGCAGAAGAAATTCGTCGTTTAAACCCTGATTTGATTAACCCTGCTGCACTGCAGGTTGGCATGGAGCTAACCATCTATGCAAGATAATCAGGGTAATGAAATTCGCCTAGTGATTGCTGGCCTTGAAGCTAAAGGCTGGGATCAGGTTGAAATTGACAGTCAGATTGATACACCAGCTGAAAACTGGAGCTTTACGCTATTTGAAACTGGTGGGCAAGCCTTAAATCCTGCCATTAAAGGTGGTGCAAAAGTACAAGCTTATTATTCTAATCAACTCATTTTAACTGCTGTTGCAGATCGTATTTCTGAAGCTGTAAGCCGTGATGGCTATGGACTACAGGTTTCTGGCCGTGACCTCGTGGGACAATTAATTGATTGTTCAGTGCCTATTTTTAATGGCCGCCAGATCACACTTGAAGAGTTGGTAGATCGCTACATTAAAGGTGGTGACTTAGGTTCACTGTTTCATGATGTTCGTATTCAGGATAATGCATGGTTAAAGAATAAAGTCTCTGTTGAGCCGGGTGAATCACTATGGGATTCATTGACCAAGGCAGCACAAATCACTGGACAACATGTCTGGCTTGATCCAGATGGGACTTTACTAATCGGTGACCCTTTTGCAAACCCATATCATGTGCAAACCGCATTGCGCCTGATGCGTCCTTTAAACAACAGCAATAACGTTTTAAGTCTTCAGTATGACAACGACGTTTCTAATGTCTTTAGCCATATCAAGGTTTTGAGCCAAGACGGCAACGCAAACTCAATATTATCTGAAACCACAGCTCAAACACAGTATGCCTATAACCGCTTGAAAATGGTCTCTTTGGGCGATGTGGAAACTGAAGCTGAAGCAAATGCAGCATTAGAAAAAATCAAAAAAGACAATGACCTTGAAGCACACACCCTAACCGCGACGGTTTCAGGCTGGATGATCGACGGAAAGCTATGGTCAACAGGCTGGTACATCAATTTAGAAACCAATGTTTTATCAAGAGCGACAGCCAAATGGGCTGTGTATGGTCGCACGTTTCAGCTTGACCGTAAGAATGGCAAAACAACAAAACTTCTTCTGAAGCGTCAAGGCGATTGGGCAAATCCATTGGTACTGAAGGAGAAAAAATCATGATGAAAGCTGTAGCAGCCCAGATAAATAAGGCAATGAAACAAATCCGACAACCACTCTTCGCCCTGGTCGCACGTGGTGGTTCAAAAGTATTGCAGTTAAAGGGCTTTGCTGATGAAACCTTGCAAGAAGTAGAGCTTTTTCAGCAAGTCGGCTTTAACTCACACATTCCTGAAGGTGCACGCGTTGTAGTTATTCCATTGCATGGAAAAACATCACGTTCAATTGTTATTGCAACGACTGGTGGAGCTGTTGTCGTCAACGTAGGTGAAGGTGAAACAGTAGTTTATGACCAGTTCGGGCACAGCCTTTTGCTTAAAGAAGATGGTACGCATATCACTGTTGGTGACCTTTTTATTGATGAGGGCAATTTGCATGTGAATGGCAATGTCTTTGATCAGAAAGGCTCAATGCAGGAAATGCGTGACATTTATAACCAACACAAAAACGGTAATACACCAACTCCACTTCCACAAATGTAGGTGAATCATGGCGAATATTGATTTAAAAACGAAAGATTATGTGTTGATGAGCCTAGATGCTGCCTTCAGTAAAAATGAGGTACAAGCAATTTGTCAGCGTTTAAATATCCACCGCAATAAGTATTGGGCAAATCCTAAGATTGGTAGCCGTTTTTATACTTTGAGACGTTCAAAAGATGTAACCCGTACAATTCAAACAGTTAAGCAATATGCTGAAGAAGCCTTAGAAGGCTTGGTGCCAAATCGATTTGCTTCAATTTTGGTAAATGCTATTCAGACAGTTAAAAGTCAGGTGGACCTAAATATTGAAGTTACACAGCTATCTGGTCAGAAACAAACAATCCTTTATTTTGTTAAGGTTGGAGGCTAAATAATGGCATATCCGATCAAGACATTTGACCAATTACGCTCTGACATTATTCAGGAAATCCAGAATTTAACTGGTTTAACACTGGATGATGAAGATGATGCAGCCATTCGCGCAGATGGTGAAGCTGCTGTAGTTGAGGGCCTTTATCATCATCAAAGTTATATTCAAAAACAGCTATTTGTTGCTACAGCTGATGAGCCTTTCCTTTTTATACATGCAAAACGCTTGGAATGTCCGCGTAATGGAGGCTCTAAGGCTTCAGGACGAGTCAAAGCGACATCAAATATTGCGGTCACTATTCCAGCTGGTACTAAAGTCACAGATGGTAAAGGTCATTACTGGCTAACTTTATATAAAGAGACACTTATCGCAAATAAGCCTAAAGAAATCCAAGTCATTGCTGAATTTGAAGGTGTGAGCTGGAATTTCGATGGTGGGCAACTGCTCTGGGTTAGTCCATTGCCGGGTGTTGCAGCACAAGTGGATGTTATTGAAATATCTGCGGGTATTGATGTTGAAGACGTTGAAGCTTGGCGTCAACGTATGATGGATAAAGAGGCTTTAGGTCTTATTCGTGATCGTGAAGCTGATCTTCGACGTATCGTAAAAGATGTGCCGGGTGTTGCAGATGTTTTTATTTTTCCAAAACGTCGTGGGCTTGGTTCTTTGGATGTTGCAATCACGGCAGCTGGTAATCCTCCGAACTCCCCAAGTACTGCATTATTGGCTTTAGTTCAAACGGTACTAGACGAATATGCTGGATTTTGGGGGGATGTAAGAGCATATCCACCAACTAAAGAGTATTTGAATATCACTGCATTGGTAACAGGTAGTGTGAGTCAAACTGATGTTGAAAAAGTCATTCGTGACTATGTTGGATTGTTAACGCCGGGTGAAACTTTTGTTGCTTCTACTCTTGTTAGTCAAATTAGAGCATTGTCGGGTGTGACAGATGTTCAGCTTACACCTGCAACAAATCAGGCACCTACTTTAAATGTGTTTGTGACTGGTTGGCTCCGGATCGGTACTTTAACGGTGACTATGTTATGACCTTTGAGCAAACAGTAGAGCTTTATGCTTCAGTACTTCGTCAATTACTGCCAGCAGGCGGCTATGACACTTCACCCAAAAGTGTTCTCGCAAAAGATATATACGCTCATGCAAAAGTACTTGCACAAGCTGATGTCGATGCAAAACGTATTTTGACCACCTTAGAGAAGATTCCAGAAGAATTATTAGGTGAATATGAGGCTGCTCTTGGTCTACCACTTAAATGTACTGTGAATAAAACCAAAACAATTGAAGAACGTCTTCAGATAATCCAATGGATTCAACAGACCAAGAATGTTTTAAACCGTGCTTATCTTGTGGGCTTGCTTGGCTTATTTGGCATTGAGTTAATTGATTTAATACGTTACAGACCAATGCAGTGTACAGCTTCATGCAATTCACCAGTCAACACAGAAAATTTACGGTTCAAAGTCAAACTGATCTTAAAAGCCCCTGTGCAAGCTGATATGGCTTGCATCATTCAAAACTACTTACCTGCTTATTTACGTTATGACATTAAGGAGCAATCATGAAGCGGATCGATAGTGTAAATGCGCGACCAGACATGTTTGGTACAGGAAAAAAAGGTTTCCATTCAAATGAAGATGTTCCCGGACAGGATGCAACTTATCTCACACCTGAATGGTGCAATATGGTTCAGGAAGAGATTGCAAACGTACTTGAGAAGCATGGAGTTGTTTTAAACCCAAATAATCGTCAGCAGCTCTATGAATTATTAGCAACTTATCCAGACCTAGAAAACCTAGCTGATGCAATTGAAGCTCGCTTTGCTGCTGAAGCTGCCTTTAATAAAAACGCACGTGATGAGCTACAAGCTCAGATTACTGCATTACTCAATTATGTTTCATATCCAAGAATTCTTGCTTCAGGCGTCTTTTATTACAACGGTGGCGAAGGTGGCGGTACGGTAACGATGATTGGTGGTACAGATGGTTGGACAGCTGATAATGACAAGATTAAAGCGCCCGACATCTATAACCTGACAGATCGTAATATTGGTATCTTTTTAAGTCCAGAAGCAGCCAATGAAGCACCTTCATTTGATCGTTATATAAATAGCTTTAAACCAAAGATTTTTAATCGTTCAGGTACAAACCGTATTGGTTATTCTGGCCAAGTAAGTTTCCAAGTACTCCAACATAAGAATCCTAATAGTACAACTGTTGATGGTGATTACCCGGCCGGTTTATATAGTTTCGTTCTACAGCCGGGTGAAACGAAGCTCTTTACATTGATTGGTGCTGGAGGTGGCGGTGGCGCATCACGTCGTTCTAATAACTCTTCATATCCTTTAAGCAATGGACAAGCTGGTGCTGATCTATTGCTTAAAGTTAACGGGGAAAATATCGCTGTTGTTCATGGTGGCGGTGGTGGCACCCAAGGCGTATGGAGTAATGGTTCAGCTTATGATAATGGACAAGCTGGTGCTGTTGGTGCAGTAGATATTATTGGTGCATTTGACTCAACGACAATCACTCAAGGTAAAGTAGGCAATGCGACTAAGGAAGACCACACAGGTGGTGCATCTGTAAGTCCTATTGCTCTATTTGGTAAAGGTGGTGATGGCGCTATGGGAATTGGAGATGAAGGTTGGTCATTTGGCGGTGGCGGTGCATCAGGCTCTGTTCTTGTGGCTCAATACACTAATAATAGTACAACGAATCAAACAATCACTCTGGTTGTTGGTCGTGGTGGTGCTGGTGGACAGAAAGGTGGCTATGATTCAGATATTGTAGGTGGAAACGGAACAGATGGATTTGCACGAGTTGCTAGTGTTTAA